AGTAATTTGTCTTTCAATAGCCTAAATTCAAATGCTTTTGACATATTATTTCCTATGTAACGTTGTACTATTAAAGCCAGTTCTTCGTGAGTATACCAATCCGGGTGTTTTTTGCCTTCAGCAATGTTTTCGTAGTATCCTCTTTTTTCTATTTGTGCGCCTACTTTTTTAGCAATAGCAGTCCAGGCTAGTACGTTCCGGTTCATATGAATACCTAATTCTCTAACGCCCATATTAGGATGTTTTTGCTCAAGCCACTCAAATAAAGAGGCAATAATTTTAGCAACTACGCCTTTATAATTACCAGCATACGCATCACCGACATTTACATACCCCATTGGGGGCTCTTCATAACCAACATATTGTACGCCAAGAGAAAGATAGAAATCTTTTCCGTTTCCTCCGTGATGTTCGTATTCATCAGCAGTGGTATACTGCATATACATATCTTCGTCATCAATGGCTTTTAGTGGAACATTTGGGTATACTGATTTCCAGGCTTTAATAACAACAGGATGTATTTCATCATAGTATTCAACTTCTTCGTCGTCATCATCGTCAAAGTTTGGTTGCGACATATCTTCATTCTTGACACAATTAGGCACACGTTTTCCAAACATGGTTTTCATGCCTTTCTTTTGATATCCTTTCCAACATTTTTCAACTATTGTTTCTACAATGCTTGGGTCTATTTCTTGTGCTGTGAATTGTTGCATTAGTTCAACAATGTCATCATCGTGATCCAATATTTTATAATCAGCATCAACTATGAGTGCTACATTATCATCATAGCCGTGATTCTCACCACTGAGTACATGCATGCCATTACTTAATTCTATGTGATCTTCTTGATTGACCCATTGATGAATAACTGACTCTACTTCTTCATGTGGAAGTTTACCTAACTTAGGTTCTGTACTAAGAGTAGTTATGTCTTCTATGATATCAGATATTAACATTTTACTGCATCATGTCCTTGTATTTGTCTTTGAAAATACTCCAAGACTCTTGCTCACTGTATTTCCAATTTGGATCTTTGCGTTTTTCTCTGAACCAATCTGTGAAATTTTCGATTGGACTTTTCAGTTTGTTGTAATTCCACTCTGGTTCTAAATTCAATCTATCTGGAACCATAACATCTAGCATACCTGTGTCTTGCCTTCTATCAGGATTCTTAAACACATCTAATTTACGATCTAGAGATTTACTACGTCCTCTTGGAGCACCTGGTGTTCTTGTTTTGATATCCTCTGTGGTATGAGCAAATGTTTTCATTAATGATTCTAAAGTTGCATTTACCTTGATTGCTTTTACATACTTTTTTTCTAACTGTAGTGCAACATCTAATCTATGGTGTCCATTAATTAATTTGTTGTTTTTGTCTACAATCAAATGATCATAGTTGTTGCCATTGAATTTTTCATATGCTTTTTTGTGCATTTTTTTAGATCTATCTTTTTGCATAGGTATGATATTTTCAGTTTTGATAATACCTTTTTTGTAAGATATACTATTTTCTTCTAGATCAGACTCTTTGATTTGAGGCATGTCTTTGCGTTCATATACACCTTTACCAAAATCAAAACCACTGCTTGATTTCTTTTTCTTCTTTTTCTTTTTCTTTGAATTTTTGCTAGGTCGTAAACCATAAGCAAAATATAATCCTACGCCACGTGGTTCTGCAGTAGGCGTGGAGTCAGAGGAATTAGAGTCGCTATCTCCGGCGCCTCCAGAATCTGCAGACCCACTGTCTCCACTTGAACCTGTTGAACCGCCGTCGCCACCAGTACCTCCACCAGTACCTCCAGCGGCTCCGCCGCCACCGCCGCCTCCGGCTTCAGCATCTATACGTGATTGCGAACGTACTTGTTGCTTATTTTCTTGTTCCCAACGTTGAATCAGAGATCTTGCATCACGTGCCATAACGTGGAATCTTGCTTCAAGTTCACGTTGTATTTGTATTTTACCCATGCCTCTTTGAACAAGTTTTGATATTACATCAGTGTACGCTGAGTAATCATACATTCCGTACTTGTCGTAAGTGAGGTCTGGAAACCTCATATCGCCTTCTCTAAAAAATTCGTTTAATTTCATTCTGATAACCTTATTACCCCACAGCCAACTCTGTCGCCTGCATTTCCTGTTTTCAAACTTTCTTCATCACCACCTTGTCCTAAATCATCTACATCAGCATGTACAACTATTGCTCTACCTACAACACTTCTGTCGCCGTGTAAATCAACACGTGGTAATACTAAATCTATTTTTGCTACACCGCTGTCATCTGCAACAATGTTACCTAAGTCTCCCACATGGCCTTCTTTGATGTTGCCATGATCAACTCCGTCTGGATTGTAATGTGGTCCAGCACTGTCGCACCCATTACTTAAATCTCCAAACTCATGTATGTGAAATCCATGCTCACCAGGTTCAAGTCCACTGACTTCACCCACTAACAGTGTGGGCTGACCTGGGTTTTGCTTGAACAAAAAATGTCCTACAACATCGCCTTCTGTGTGTTCTAGTTCACATTTTGCTTTGATTGTTTGTTCTGCTTCTTGTAAACTTTTAATGCCAGCACAATCACAACCTTTTGCTTTTGTTCTAGGGCAACTTTTTACTTGTGAAAATTTCATTATAATGTTCCCTTATTAAGTGTTAATTGTGCCCACTGTTCTCTACCAGCGCCTGCCTGTGTAGGTATAATACTGATACTTGTGGAATTAGCATGTCCGCTTCTTCTAAATGCTATGAGATCTTCGGGTGTTCTAATCATTGCAGTCTTTCTATTTGGTATATGCATCAGTAACAGTGCATCAAAATGATCTCTGTCTTGATACCAACGTAAATTTTGTGCTAAGTACATATCTTCTATTGCTGTCAAGTCTTGACTGGTTGCTATTGTGTCAATAACAGGACCAGCAAAATTTTCTAAATCCATTACTAACAACTCAGTTGCAATAGCCTTTCTTACTTTCTGATTGTTAACATCTGTAATAGGTAAATCAATGTTTAATGCTTTCACAAATGCAGGTAATCCTAAACTACCGCCTTTGCCGCCAATGCTTTGCATCACAGTTGGAATACTGTCAGCATACTTGTCCAATACTGCACGTTTGGCTTTTTGACTGCCGCCTCCATAACCAATACGTCCACCACTGCTTGACAACGCCGCTTTAAGTTCTACTTTGCCGATGCCTTCAACTTCCAAATCACCTTCACCTTCTGCTAAACGTATTTGATTGCTCAAACATGCAAGAGCATATTCACCTGGTCCTTTTTGTTTCTTACCAACACCATAATCTGCTAATGCAATAAATGCATTTATAGCAGTATCGTCTCCAAATACATTCTGGAATGTGTTAATTGGTTGTGCTAATTCATTAAGATTCACAATAGTACCAGTAGTTTCTAATCTCTTTAAGAACTTGTTCATGGTACCATAGTCGCTGTCTATGCCGCCAACTATTCTGGTCATGTCTTGTATGACTTTGGCTTTTTCTTTCTCAGGCATAAGTTCGTCAGCAACACCTGCTTGGAATGCTGTGCCCATAGTAGCATCAATGTGCTCACTGTTGAGCAACTTATATATTCTATCTAATATTTGAGCATGTTTTTCATTGCTGGCATCTAACCCACTAATAGTTTTAATAATGTTTTGTTTTTCAGAACCTAAATCATCATACTCGTTGACTGTAATATATCTGTTTTCTTTGAGAGATTGCTTTAATCTCTTTTGATCGTCTTTGTGTAACATACTCATATATCCTTTTACTATATCTCGGAGATCTGCATTGTCGCCATTTTGTGCTCTGGCATTTTTGAAATCTCTGATCATTGAAGGAACTGGCAACACAAAATAAACTTCCATTTGTGCTTTCAGGTCACTTGCTAGTATAGGTTCTTTGAGTAACTTTGTCAACTTGTGTATTTTATCATTGTTAGGTACACTTTCATCAATGTCTAATTTTTGCAATGGTAGATCTGTGAAACCACCTCTGTTGTAAGCATCTACCAGTGCATTGGCTAGTGTAATGTGTGCCGCGCCTAGATCCTCTGCTTTGCCACCTTTCATGCCTACTATGTGTCCTACTTGCCCACTTTCGCTTGGTATAACCACAAACTTATCAAACTCTTGTCCTGGTGCAATTTTTCTGCTGGTAGGAACTTCTACTGCTTTGTGGTATTTGTCCTTGCCTTTTTGTGCTCTGCGTCTATCCAGAGAATGACTCACATCTCCTTCGTTTTTCTTTTTACCTGCACAATGAGCTTTTTGACTAAAGCCTTTTGGATTTGAACAGTTAATACTGTCTTTGTACTTTTTGCTCCATGCTTCGTTGATTTTTTTGGCATCTACTTTGTCTAACAACTGTAATTTTTCAATAAGCGATAACTTGTCAAATTTATCAAAAACACTTTCCATATTATTTCTACCTAATGCTAATGCCTGTTGCAGATCTGCAGGTTCGCCGCCACTTTCTTGGTTATAGGCTAATGCTTTAAGTACAGCACGTTTATAGTTTTCACTGAAATCACCTGTTAAGAATTTGACTAATCCGTTCACATCTGCTTGTACCATATAAAGTTGAATACCATTTCGCATCATTCCATCAAATAATTCATAGTTGCCTCTGGCTTCAGCATAACTGGTATCTGTGAGTTCGACCCTGCTAATTTCGCCAAGATCAGGATTTGCATATACGGTGGCAACATCGTCGCCTACACTGCCATCTGCATTCTTTCTAAAGTAGTTGCCGCCACTGGATACATAATTTTGTTCAATGTACTGCTTGGCCGCTTTTACAGAATCTATAAACCTCTGCATACCATAACCATCAATATTGCCTTGAGAACCATCGTTGTATTTGTCTGTAACTTTCTTCAACAAGTTTACACCTTGATTATCGACACCAAGATCCAATTTCAAATACTTTGTTAGTTTTGGCCAATTTGCATAATCCCAAATAGTGCTTGAACTTGATTCAGAATAATCCAAAACATCTGCTTGTGCAGGAATTTGTCTATCTATACTGTTTGCAAATTTTTCTGCTTCTGCTTCGGCTTTTTTAGCAAGTTCAGGATTGTTTACTTTCCATGATGCGGCGGAACTTGGCTCAAATGGCTCGCTATATGGTCCGTTAAGTTCTGCTCTGGGTATTAGCGGTCCAAATTTTCCTACGCCTTCTCTGCCATCACCTAAATTCTTTGTGAACTCAACCTTTTGTTTTTTGAGTTTGGTTCTTATACTCAGATTGTCATCATTGATGTCGATGTATTTTTCAGAAAGATCATTAAATTTTATTTTGTATGTGCTTTCAAATTTTTTCAGCACTGCTTGTGCTTTTTCCCAACGCCAAGTATCTTTATACTGATCAGGGTTTGCTAACATCTTTGATGCTTGTAATGCAGTGTAGTAGTGTATGTTGGGCATTATCAACAGATCACCATAATCAGTGCGGTGTATGTTGCTGGTTTGCTGAAGAGCTCTTGCAACGTCTTTTGGTGCCAGGTGCGGTAAGCCTTGTGCAAAACCTTTTTCTGCAAATATATTTCCACCAAAATCAAAGCCATTAATAGTACCAACATATTTCGGGCCATGTTTTTTATCAAACTCTTTTTCTTTTTGATCTAACTTGCGTTTTTGATCAATGGCTTTTTGTTGGCTGTCGAATCCTAACTTCTGTGATATCTTGTCAAATTCTTCTAAGAACTCTTGAATAACATTTAGTCTGGTTTCAACATAACCTCTCACAGCAGGAATTTTGTCATAGTAGTCGCTACCATGTTTCTTCTTATTATAATAATACCTTTCAAAAGAATTAGAAATATAACCTTGGATTTGATCTCTCAATCTATGTGCTATAGGATCACCAAACGGGTCTGCTCTAGTGATTGCATCTAATATATCATTGAGAGCAGTTGCTATTCCTCTACGCATACCCATAAAATCTGGGCCGTCATAGTGATCTTTGAACTCTGTGTTCTCTATGCCTTCACCTGGCATAATGTCTTCTAACTTATCATCTTCATCACATTTATTCATATCTAAGAGGTACTCAACTAAGTCGCTAATTTCTCTTATAGTATCAATATACAGTCCTGGATTTTCTTCTCTGATATCTTCTATGTGTTCCCAACGCATTCTCATCTTCTGCAATAATTTACTCATTGCATTTTCTCTATAACTATCATCGTTGGTTACAGCAGTGCTATGACCCTTAGCAACTGGGTGATTCCATTCTGGATATGTTTTCAAATGATCAATAAATTTGTTAAGTGCTTTTTTATCTACTGCTGTGCCGGGCACAAAAATAGCACTTTGATTATAAGAACCTGCTAATGCATGTTTGTGAAATTCTTTGTACTCTCTGCCATAAGTTCTCAACTCATCTAAGAACGCCGCCAGCCTATCTTCTTTTGACTCTGTGTTAGTGCCACTCATTGCTTGAGCACCCAGTTTAATAAACTGTCTAGATTGCTGACTGTCTTTGATTTCTTTGCTGTTTACAGCATGCCACATGCCTTGTATAACACGTTCTACTTGTGCATTAGATATATACTCTGGTTCTTTAACAATATCTTTCTTGAACAGTCTATCAACACCGTTTTTGACTCTTTGTAAACGTTGCTTAGGCTTGATTTCCATGTGCCTCTCAGCACTAATTTCTATGTCATCAATAACGCCACGTAATATTTTGTCAAACTTACTATAGTTTAATTCGAATTCTTTAAGTGTGCTTCTCATTGTACCAATCAGTTTGGCATTTACAGGAGCACGGTTGAGATTTTGACTTAAATCGTAACCTGCTTGAGCGACACTCAGCACAAATGCTTCTTGTGCTTTGTTCAAATAGTATGGTGCTCTTCTGCTGGGTGCAGTGGCTTCAGGCCTAATGTAACCTCTGAGTGTTTCGCCTTGTTCTACTTCCTCTATCTCTACTTTGTCGCCTGTGTCTTTTTCGTAATCTGCAATACGTTGTTTCCACTTTTTATCAGCACTAGGATCTGATGCTTCTTTGTAATTTTTAAGATCTTCAAAAGCACTGGTAAGTCTGTGCATGTACTTAACATAATTGTTTTTTGAGAAAAAGTCTTTCAACATATTCAACGCAGGATGTTCAATTTTACCCTTTACTCTTTCCTCATCGTCTGCAGATATCTTGCCAACACTGTTAATCAATCTAAACAATGCTTTTACATAGTCACCTTGATATGCATCGTCATCGTGTCCTGCATATAATGTTGTAGCATAACGCACAACTGCTTTTGTAATAGTGGAGAAATCTCTGTGATAGTCACTGCCGCCACCAATTCGGAATTCTATCAATTGATTTTTTGTGTTGCTGTCGCGTTGATCTTTGAAATTTATAGAACTAAATTTGTCAGGTGATATGCCTTGCATTAAAATATGTTCTATGTTTTTAATTGTTTTTATGTTGTTAGGATCTGATTTTAACTTGTATGCTAATTTTTCTAATCCAACCATTTGACTTTTTGCATAACTGTTGCCTTTTCTACCAAATGTACTGAGTAGATATTTGTCACCTAACAGCAAGGCTAACTTGACTTTGTTCACAGTAAGATTATCGCCGTATCCGTCTTGGTTTTTACCTGCAAAACTCATGGTAACGTGCAAGCCTGTTGAATTGTTTGTTTCTACATTTTCGTTTTCAAACCAAGTAAACAGTTTTTTCATTTCTGTTAACATTTCACGTGGTGAACTATAAACTGGAGAAATGATCTCTGCACCTGTGCCATAACTGTCAATGGAACTGTCTGATTCTACACGCCAATATGATTGACCACTGCCATAATAACTGTGGTAGTCACCCCATTTAACTTGGTCGAATTTGCTGTTTTCGTTAGCCCAAGTTTCCATGTAATCAGCAACTGTGCCTAGGCCGCCGCCACCATCTGGATTGCTTAGATAGTGTCCATATTCACTTAAACAACTGTTCCAACTGCCGTATTCATAATTTGCCCAACGATCTATGTCATAATCATCTCTGACATCGTCATAGGCTCTGTCCATTGCTTCACCAGAATCTCTGATTTCTTCTTCTAGGTACTCAATGAAATCATCCATCAATTCTTCTTCGACATACTGACGACCCCAATTCATAAAGTCCCAATCTTCATATTCTTCTTGATCTTCTTCTGGTAAGTCATCTAGTATGCGTTCTTTGTAGTCTTCAATGTCGTCTTCGCTGATTTCATTTTCTATGTACTCATTGAGATAGTATTCGTCTTCTTTGCGTTCGTTTACTATTTCATTAACAAAATCGCCTTCGCGTTCCATTGCTTGATCTGATACCCAATCTTCGTATGCTTGTTCAATTTCTCTAGAAGCACTGCGACCTTCTTGATCATCCAGCATTTCTTCGATATCATACCAACTGTAGTCATCTAACCAGTTCTCATCATCGCCGCCACTTATGCCTTCCCATGATGTTTCTGCCTCAAAGCCACAGTTGATAGGCATGTCTAATGCTTCTTTGGCAATTGATTTTTTATTGAAGTTGATTTCAAACAGTTGCTCTGAACCTTGTTCTATGAGTTTGTTTTTGCGAATAAGTTTTTTGATCTTTTTGTGTAAGCGGTTCTTTTTGTCTTTTTTGTTAAGCAGTTTGTTTATTTTACTACTGCTTTCTTCTGCGTATTCTGGATTTGCAACATTTAATTCATCGTCTGCATCTACTACAGAATATTTTTTATTCTTTGGGTTTTGCACAACAACTGCATCAGGCTTTGGCCCATCGCCTATTGGTGTTTTAACAATGCCTAACTCGTCGCCTCTGTCATTATAATATACTTCGCCTTGTCCTATTTCGCCAGCCTTAGCAGGAACAAATTCTTGTTTAGGTGTAGTTGGTTTAACTCCTGTTGTTACTGGACTTGATTTAGGAGGGTTAACTGTTGGACTTTTTGCACTTCTATTTACAGTGCCGCCTTTATTATATGTAGGTGCACCTGGTGTAGAACCATATTCTTTTAATATATGCTCAATAGTTTTTATGCTTCTAAACTTCATCGGTTTAACATTCTCAATCTGCGACTTGCTGAATTAAACTTTTTAGTCCTCTGCGACTTCCTTGCCATTCTATTGCCAAATTTTGCTTTATTACGTTTTAATGTGATACGTTTTTTCATGTTAATAGGCGCACTACACTGACTTGCAGTTGCTACAACACGACCTTTACGTCTACCACTGGTACAACGCACTGCTCTAACAATTTTATTTCCTCTCTTGCGCCATACCATTCTGGCTTCAAGTAAATTTTCTTCTGTTAGTTGTTCGTACTTCATGCCATAATTCTCATGATTAACCCACCTACTGTAGCAAGTAATGTTGTAACCGTAATACCAACAATGGCCACAATCCAACCTTCTAACTTGTTAAATCTTGCTTTTGAATCTTCTTTGAATTCTCTGAGCTCAGTGGTTATGTTTTCTATACGCAACATATCTGCAATAATATGTGCTTCTAAATTGCCACCTTCCAGATACTTTGGCTGTTCTTCTACTTTGATTTTTGGTTCTGTTTTACGTGGCATTTTTTATCCTATAATAATTCTTGTTTTGTAAATTCCATATTGATAGAATTTTTTGTATCTATAGTGCCAATATTTAACACTATTCCGTCGAGCTCGTTTTTAAGTGTATCAATTGTATGTACATCTTCCCTTTCAAAAGCAAACTTAAAAATCCAACCTGCTCCTGTTAAACTTGGTGCACCAAAATTCTCTAAAACATTTGCACCAACACCATTTAGTTCTATCGGGTTGTTCATTACAACAGGCTGAGCTCTTAATCCTATAACCTGTACAACACTTTCAAAATCTTTCTGTGTATTATCGGCATAATTACCTGTGCGGGTAATGTCCAATGTAGTAAACAATGAATAAAACTGAATATTGCCTGATACAACTTCAGAACTTCCCATTGCTCCGCTTCTTTGTCCAACCATATGTGTCTCCTGTATTACACTATTTATCATAAATAATTCGTATAGGATACACACATGATAGACAACAGAATTCAATCAGCCAGTAGTGTTGAATTTTTTTATAGTAAAAACAAAGACACCTGGTATGCTATACCGTTACGTAACGGCTCTTCGTTATTCAGAGATATACAATTACATCTCACGGATATAGAAACTTCCCACACTATGGATATAACAAGCCGAGATATTTTTATCAAGTATAAAAAATCTAGATTTGTATTTTTATATCGCAATCCTATTTTGAGATATGCATCTGCCTGTACTTTTTTACAACATAAATCTATTGAAATATATAAATTGTATGAAGAACAGGTTAAATGGGATGAAATTACAAAAGAGAACATAGGTAAAGCACATGAAGAACTGGGTGCTGATCCTGATGGATTGTTTTATAATTTCAGTTTTCACGATCCACATTTTATTCCAACAGTTTTTACACAACTTTTTTACTCCACCCTAGTAGATAATTACCAATTTGTACACATAGACGACTATTCAGATTTTTTACTTGAAGAATTTAACACTAGACTTGAAGATGGAATCTCAGCAACTGGTGAACCACTATTAAAATTAATTGAGAAACGAAAGGAAAATAAAGAATGTTTTTCAAAGAGATTGTATAAAAATTTTGTTACTTTTTTACAAACACCAAACGAAAAATTTAGATTGAATACAAAGCCATTAGAAAATCCGGGTTGCACATTGAATGATTATCTATACCCTGATATTGTTATGCACAAGTATCTCAACAAATACAAAGGTGTTAATAGACAACATAACATAGAACACATTGCCCGAATGCTTAGAATGTATCCTTATACTTTTTGGAGGTCAGCAGTTCATGCTGTAAAACTAATTGAGTTCTATGACATTGTTGATGAAAGGATCAAAGATGCACTAGACAGTGCATATTCTAATTTAGAAAAATGTATACTTGATCACAGTATTAATACAGACTTATACAAAGTTTTGTCAAAAGAAAAGGGACTATAAGTCCCCTTCCTGTGTGCATAACGCACGATCCCTAAGGTATTAGGATTAGTTATTAACCGAAAGTTGCGATTAATGTTGCGCCTGTAATAGATGGTGTTGCTGATGCACCTTGTAGTGCAATGTGCGAGCCTGAAGTTGTACCTTCAACTGCTACAACTACAAAACCTTCGTTTTGTGCTTCTAAACATGCCGCTTCAACTGTTACAACTGATACGTCATCAACTTCAAGGATAAAAGTTTTTCCTACGAAGCCGTTTGCCGCTCTAACTGCCGCATTTGGATTTGCTTGTGCCATTTTTATTCTCCTAAAAAATGTTTATGTTACATATATTTATCTTTTTTGTCAAAAAAATACCCGCTATATAGCGGGTATTTAATGTTAATAAACTAAGTGTAACTTAGAATGAAACGTCTGCAATAACGTAACCTGCGATGTCGCCATTTGCTAAGTTATCAGCACCTTCAACGATCATGTTAACTGTATCACCTGAAACTGCACCAATTTTTAGTGTAGAAAGGTTTAAGTTCTGTACTGAACTTACGATTGCTGTTAAATCTGAAGCACTGATGTTACCTGACTGCTGTTGGAAAGACTTTAAGAATACGTCCTTACCAATAAACTCACCTGCGGCTGCCGCTCTTCTATCTGCTTGTGCCATTTTACTCTCCTAATATATTTGAGGAAGATTATCTTCCCTCTTACGTTTATTTATCAAATTTTGAAATTTTTAGGTTTACTTAGGTTTCTTAAATGCTTTGTTATAGGCCGTCTTAATTGCTGAACCTGCAGTTCTTGCTATTTTAACAGGAGTTCTTTTTGCAAGTGATATATCATCATCGTCAGCATATTTGTTTATAGGACTAGTCACTTTGTCCTTCCATGTCTTTTTGACTTTGTTTTTTATACTGTTAGGATCTTCAAGATCAAAGTATGCTTTTCGAGCGCCTAGGCTATCTAATTTATTTGAACTAAAACTTTTTGTTTTGTTTTGTGATTTTGACCTTAGATCTTCAGGATCAGTTTTTTGATCACCGGAAACCTTTGAACCTGTGCTATCTGAATCCTTACTCTGTTTTCTATCTGTGCCATCTCTGTATGTGGTATATTTGCCTCTGCCTATACCAGCGCCTTTGCCTGCATCTTGTTGAGCTTTTTTGTTACGAGCAATTTCTGCGGCAACATCAAATGGCACATTTGACTTTTGTAATTCTGCTTGTATCATGTTGGCTAGGATTGTGGAGTCTTTGTCGCCAGCCGCTCTCATTCTGTTGAGAATTGCAACGTGCTCTGGTCTTACTGCTTCTGTAATTTGCTTAATTTTCATACCATTTTCCTAGACCAAAATTTTTCTATTTTAGAAATACTTGGCTTACTAACGTATTTATCAGTTTTTGGTTTTGGTTTTGCTGTTGCTTTAGGCTTTGCCACAGGTTGGTTGATTGCATCAAGTGATATTAATAATTCACTGCCCCTGCCTGTGCCACCACCAATTACACGTAATTCATTTTGAAAACGTCTAACTAGTGCTCTACGATTTTGATCGTTGAGTCTTGGCCAATCTAGCACAGAACGTCTCCAAGTTTTATACCTACCATCGGTGATATTGAGTTGTGACTCTAATCTAAACAAGTATGTGGTAAGTTCACTGCCATCAACATAGTCTCTTTGTATTTTACGTAAGAAATTGATATGTTTATCTTTGCTGAATTTTAATCTGTCTAAAAAGTTTTTGCTGTTTACAGGATCTTTGATATTAAAATTATCATTATCAGGGTGACATATTTGGTATGCTAACAAGTACATATCTGTAGCATGTGTTCTAAACAGTGCATAAGTGCTGTATTGTGCTGTAGCACTTGCATATTGCTTTGCTGTTTTGTTAAAATCTTTATCTAAGTACAGCATAGCCATAATTAAATTGTTCAAGTACATGAGATTAGCAATGTCTCTGCCTGTAAGTGTTGCAAAACGTCTTGTACTTCTAAACAGTCTTGATTCACACAATTCACTGTCAATTAATTCAAAACCTTCGTTTGTAGGCCATGGACCCCAATCCTGATGCTTTTGAATGAGTTCTGTAACTTGTTCGGCTGTGTATGTTTTAATATTGCTTGGGTCTGCTATACCATAATACAAATCTTTTTGTACACCGTTTCTGAACATTTTGCCCATCTCGCCTTTGTGGTTATTACTAAGGTCCCAAACCATGTTGCCTTTTTCTACCCAGGCATGTCCATATGGTTTTCCTATGCCTGGACCTCCCAGTCTAGGTAAAATATCTGCATGTACCAATGTTTTTGTTCTGTCTTTGAACAGCACTTCTTTTGCGGCCGCTTCATAACAATCACCATCTGCTCTAACATTTTCTGGTAACAATTTTGCTCGAGTATTTCTATCACCATTGTAAATATTGTCAAACTCAATGTCCTGCCTTGTGTTTTTATCAAATCCTACAACTCTGTTTCCTGCCTTTTGTTTGAGATTCTGCCATACTTTATTTCCTGCAGGTGTTTGACTAGTAAAACTATATAGTGGTTGTTTGTATGCTTTACTGACTGCCAAATAAACAGGCACTGCAAAACCTCTGCCTGTATACTGATTATGCACTGCTACATTTTTAGTCATCCAACCATCCAGATGTTTTTGAAGAACTAGAAGAAATATTGGATTATCTTGATCTAGTAAAAATACAATTCGCACAGTGCCATTGTCATACACTTCATTGTTAGGAAGTCCTGGTATAGATGACAGTTTTATGTATCCATTTTCACCAAATGGTTGACGTCCGGATGCTTCTTGATATTTGTCAGTGATGTAACTGCTATCGTTATTGCCGTAAGGCTTTTCTTGATATATTTCAGAAATTAAACTCATGATCCTGGCTTGCCTGTTCCAAAGTTTATTCTGCTAAACTCTAATCTATCAACTAACTTTAATCCGTTGCCCATTCTATCGATTGCAACAAAACCTTCGTCGTTGGTAACACGGAACTCATCGCCATCTTGTGCAAACTTTTGCATGCCACTAAGTGCATTAAGTTTTTGCACAATAATCACCTTTGCATGTATAATTTTCAAATACAAATCATATACTGCTACAATTTCCTTGGCGTGTTCTTTGATAAATTTTACACCTGCAATCATTTTCTCTGTTTTAGCGTCTTTGGTTTCTTGTCTCTTAACTTTGTCTATTTCTTTTGTCCAGTAACCAATATATTTTTGCACAAAGCCATTGGCAAAAACTTCGGGTTCGTCAAATGCTCCTGCACGTATTGCATTGTTTACATGTGCTTTTAGTTGAGGCAAGAATTCTTCTACTTCATTTTTACCTGATTCTAACCAAGTAAATGTGCTCCTGTCTATCTGCTTTAGATAACCATTTGCTGTTGTAATAGCATTTAACACCGTAGCACTTTCTTCATCAGTCATACTCACTGTGCCACTGACATCATCTATTGTGGCATCTGCTAACCAAATATCACTAGAATTACCCAGTGACTTAGCATTGAAACCAAAGTTGGCTTGCATGTCATTTATTGTAGGACCACCAGTGTATTCAGTGTGCCACACAATGCCCATTTCTGTTGACTGTATCTTTTTTGCTAGTTCGCTGTCTTTGGGTATAGCATACATAATTGTGTTTGGCTTGAATGCAATAAGTTTTTCACCTTCCCATTCAAGTTCTTGTAAGTCTTCTTTGCTGTACATAAAGTCGCCTTGTACAACTCTGCCATTCCAATTGAGTTTACCAAGTTTTGCTAATGCTAATTTTAATTTTTTATTTAGACCTTCTGCAGGGTGATTGTTGTCAATATCTCTGCCGGTGAAATTCAGTTTGGGTGTTTTGGCAAACACACCTTTTGTGCCTACAAAGAATCTGTTGCTCTGTGGATCAATACCTGCAATGATAGCAGGAGCACCGTCCCACTTTAATGTCATATTAAACTTTTGTTTGCTGTTGCCTTCCAGCATTTGGTGTAAACTGTACAAGTAGTCTATGGCTTCTTTGGCACCTGCATACCCTTTGTTGAAGATGTGGTCTTCAAGGTGCTCCATGTGAGTATTTTGCTCTGCTTCAGCAAGAAAACTCTCACTTAGTAATTTTGTTATTAAGGGTTTTGAGACTTCAACAAACTTCATGTTGGTCTACCTTACATATCAAATTCTTTTTGCGTTGCGTCTGGCTGGCCGCCTTTAGCCAATTTTAGACCTAGTCCGCTGGCAAGAATTTGAGCGATTGCTTGTCTTTGTGCTGATGACAAATCTTTTAAGCCATCAATTAAGTTTGGATCAACAGAACCTTTTGCTTGTGCAACAGGATCATTTGACAGTTGCGAACCATAATAAGTACCATGAAAATTAGTTGATTTTTGTGCAATTTTTATAAAAGATCGTTGTAAAAACTTATTAAGTACACGTGGATTATCGTACACATCCGTTTCAAAATTTTCTGGAACTGGCACATCTGGGTATACACCTCGACAAATTTTATCAAGTGTACTTTCTCTGATGCCGTTGGCTTCAAGAAATGTTCTCAATTTAGAAAAGTAGAATCCGCCGCCGGTTTCTAATGTTTGTGTTCTTGCTTCTCTATTAAAAACTTCCTGGTTAAACCATTCTTTTTTGAGTTTATTTACTAATGCTTCTCTGTCTTTTGGGCCGCCAAAGTTAACTTCACCCTGTATGGCTTTTGCTTGATCACCACCAGAAAGTTTGTAGTTCAAAATTTTCTGTACTGCTTGACCATAAGTGGTATTGCCTTTGATACCAAAGTTTGTTAAAGATAACTTCGGATTACCCATGTTTATGTTAGAAAAATCTGTTATGGGTTTTCTGGTTTTAGGATCCATGATTACGTCTTTTTTTGGATTAGGTAGATCTATGCCTTTAGAACTTGCAATTGACACCCATTGGGTATATATTTTGTTAGCAATTTCTTTTGTTTGCTCTTTACCAGCATCAGCGGCGTAGGCCGCATCTTTTGCGGCTTGTCCCATAAAAGCTCTGCTAACTGCTTTAGCGCCTTGTGAAATTTTACTACCTAGGCCGCCAATTTCGTCTGTGCGTGTTACCTCATAAATCTTCATTTCGATCTCGCTGGCTTTCTTTAATAATTTTTTTAATACCACGAGAAAATTTCTTTGCGTCTCTGCCACGAATACTGTTTACCAAACGATTTTGCAAATCTTTAGCAGTATCGGCGTCATAAAATTTATCAATTTGCTCTAATAAATTGATTGCACTTTTGATAACATGTTCACCACGATTTTCAACCACGTGATTTCTATCTCTGTCGACAGAAATTTGGTTTAATTCTTCTAAAATACTTCGTGTTTTACGCACCGTCAATTTCCTTTAAGGTTATGCAAGTATTTATCACTTTTTACCTTTTAGAAAGTCTCGCAACTGTAAACTGCTCTCAACAATATCGCTTGTGTTATCGTCTGTTGTCTTAATACTGCTTGAACGTTTTAATTGATCTACCAGTCCTGCAGTTGTTACTGTTAGTGCATCTTCCTCATCTTCATTGAGATCTTCAATTTTTAGAGTGTCTGGGTCAAACTTCAAGTCTACTTTACTGCCAACACCACTACTTGAACGTGTTTTCATAAACTGAATTTGATATCTACCACGTTCTCGCATGGCGTTGCTTGTAAAAATACCCACAACATTATCTGCTGTCTGTATTTTACTAATACCACCTGCAATATGACTGTGATCAAATTCTATTTCTTCTACTGCCGCTCTGTTTAACTGCGATGCTGTTACCATTAACAAGTTACGTTCTGCCGCTAAGTTACGCAATTCTTCAGACACAAACTTGTCTTTAATAAATGTGTTCTCTGCACTTACCTTGCCGCTGATAGGCATCATTAAGTCCAAGTAATCAACAAGCAAACAATCAACTTTCACACCACTTTGTATCTCATACTCACGCAAGAATGCACGAATATCATTTGCAGTAATACCACTTGGCATGTACTTAACACGAAACTTACCAGCACTCTTGGATTTCATTTTTACTTTTAAGTGTACGTCATCCATGTTCTTCATGATTTCTCTAGCGGCATAACCACTGACCATACTATCAAGACGCATACTGATAAGTTGTTCACTAAGTTCTAAACTGATGTAAACAACATTAAGGCCTGCCAAACTCCAATTCACACCAAAGTTTTGCAAGAATAAACTTTTACCTGCGCCGGACCCTCCTGCGAATATTGTGATTTCGCCTCTGTTCAGTCCACCGTAAAGTTTTTGATCTATCGCTTTCCACCCTGTTGACACGGCGCCGCTTTGCTGTTTTATCCACTCTAGCCTCTCTTTTGGATTGTCAAAGTATTCTAAGCCTAAGTCTTTTACTAGGCCTGTTTGTACGGCATCTTTGATTTTAGTTTCAACTGTGCCATAATCTTTCTTTTCAAGCAAGTCTGTGCTTTCAATGATTGCTTTTTCTAATGCTTTGTGTCTACAGAAAGTTTCAAACTCATCCATAAACCAATTTTGATGATCTGGTGTGACATTGTCAATAGGTTCAATTGGAACTTTGCTAATAGCATTTAATTGATCCAATGTTGGCAGAGAATTATATTTGGAACTATGACTCAGCAGTAATTCTACTGCCGGCTTAAATTTTGTATTAAAATGATCTGGGTGTACAATATTTTGACACCTAGCAAAAAGGTCGTTGTCGCTAATCAAGAAACGTACAAATAGTTCTTGTACTTCTTCTGTGTATTCTTTTATATCACTCATCAGGTTTATGTATCCAATTTAACATATCAAGTCTTTTCCAAATATTGTCTGCCATATACTTATAGCCCATTCTATTTGGTGCAATAAAATCATGATTTTTTGTTGCTTCATGATCGATCAAATCTTCCTTATCACCTAAGAAATCATCTGTGGTAAGTGCATCAGAAATAATATGTCTTTCAGTTAGCCAGTTGTATGTTGTTGTAAATCGATGATAAATGTCGTCCCACGGTAATCTAGATTTGTTTGCTGTGATTGTTAGCAACCTAATTTTACGTTTGTTACACCATTCTTGCATCATTATTGCTGATTCAAAAAATTTGTTGTTTATGTATTTTGCAGAGTACATTTTATCAGCACTTCTAAAATACTCCAAAGAATCATCAGCAATCTTTTGAATATGTGGTGGGCAATCTATGTGATAATCTAGGTCATCAATAAAAACTTTGTCTTGAATATAATCGTACTGTAACCAAAAATTATAATCTGCATTATGTAATTCATTATTACGAGGATGAGATATTTGCCATACCACAATGTGATTATGTGCATCTTCATCTTTAACATGTTCTAGTTTTTCAATAACACGCCTAACAGATCTTGTATTACTAGCACCTGCAATTGACAAATTATGTATACTTGCATAGTAGGCTTCAAAATATCTTGTCCATGTTTGATTATTGATAATACTAACATCTCCGTGCCCATGTACTACTTTGTTAATATTTTCTCTTCTAACTCCTTGCGACAGTGCATCTCCAACAACTGTAACATTTGTGTGTTCTTGTTTTGTGTACTTCATAATAATTTACTTTTGACTTGCGCCTTAATTTTATTTGCTGTTGCATAACTTAGTATGCTTTGTAGTGTTCCTAACCTTGTATATTTATTTACTGCATCAGCGGCATCTTTACAATCATGATGCCATGGTGGAAAACTTACTTCCCAGCCTAATTCCAATGCTTGATCTATAAGTTCTTTGCCTGCACTGTCTCTGTCAGGACACAATACAACACGTTTGCCTAATTTTTCAATGAGGTATGCCTGTTCAGCAGTAACACTATTACCTAGTACACTAACTCCGTCGATCAGTATTGCATCAAATACTCCCTCAGTTACTACAACAACGTCTCTAGGTGATTCCACAAACTTGTCAATGTTAAATACATATCCACTTTGCATGTTGTGTAGATATTTAGGCGTTTCTTTATCTGGTGGATTAATATGTCTGCCTGTCCAACCTATCAATTCATTATTGTAAAAGAAAGGTACAATTAAACGTTTTTTGTTTATAGTGTCAGTAAAATGATAAAGTGGATAAAGACCAAGTATGCCTCTTTCTTTTGCATATTGTTTTAATGCATGATTGTCTGGTAAGTCACTAACACTTACAGCATCGTCTGGTAATGCCATAATGTTAAATTTATTCATTGAATAAACATAATCTGTTTCAGTTTCTGTGCTTAACACTTCGCTGTTTTTGAGTAAGTCTAATTGTACTGCATGGATGTCAGTGCTAGTAGCACCTAACTTTTCGCATAAATCTTTATACTTTTTGCCCATATGGGGACTAGGCGACCAACCAGTTGTGTAATTGCAGTTGAAACAGTGATAACTTATTTTAGTGCCATTGGTAATTACACCGCCTCTTTTTCTAGTGTCACTGCACATTGGGCAGTCCATAGTAATCCAACCACTAGGAGTTTTATTTGTCTTTATAGGCAAATTACTCACAAGCAAATTGTGTACTGAATAAACAATCTCATCAATCATGTATATATTATACACTCTGATTCTTTATAAGTCAAGACAATTATAAAATCTCTTTTTGTCAGATGTGAATCGATTCATACGTCTTTTATTATCAACTAACCGCGGATAAAGTTTTTTATAAAGCAGATCTAAATTTTCATTCTGTAAAAACTTAACTGCTTCTACTGGATCAGATGGTATCTCTGCTTCGAATGTATAAAATCCTAACTCACGTAGTTTGGCAGGTATACAACTTTCCCCTACAATTATAAAAGGTCTCATACCTATAATAGGTTTATAAGTTTTTTCTGTTAACAATGGATAAACGGCATCAGACTCATCTGATAAAGTTTCTGTAACTATGCATAAAAAACTTTTTTTCCACACAGACAAATTTCCTAGGCTGAATGCATCTGCTGGTATATTATATTCTTTGTCTTCTTGAGACATATTAGCATTGTGCCCATAACAATTATCAGGATATGTTTTATGTACAATGTTTATGCCAGAAACTTCTATCTCATGTTTTTCATTTTGAGAAACAACGTTCCCCATAGTAAAAATACCATGTTTGAATAAATTTTCTTTGATAAAACTTTGTTGTAATTTTCTTCTATGTTTATTTGGTTTTCTGTTATAACAAATATAAGTATGTTCAAATGAACTAGGTCTAATATCCTCTTCAGTGTATTCATAGAAAAAAGTATTGCATGCCAAAAACCAATAAGGGAACCATTCATTTCTAAATTCGTTATTTTCAACATTACCAATGATTTTAACATTTTCAATTCCCAACCTTTCAATACAAAACTCAAGTGTTTTTCTCCATGCGTCACTGTTCATTCTATCAAAGAATTCAAAAAACATAATGCATTCTATGTCTGGATATAATCCTAGGAGATCGATAACTTGTTTTGTTTTAGGTTTGGATGTTAAACCTGCATCTGCTAATCTATCAAAAGGGTGTGCCGAAGAAAAGTCCCACATTGTATTGACTTTAATACCTTTGCGATTTCCAAAGTATTTTTTATATAATCGATCAGATAAATCTTGATCAAATTTATAAGTGGTTGATTGAGAATCTGGATAACCAATCCCAAAAAGATCGTAAAATGTGTGTGTCATATTGTGTTAATTTCTTAACAACACTTTATCAATAGATCCACTAGTTGGTTTACTTAAAATTCTTACCCAATTACAATTCATATTAAATGTAGTATGCGATATACTTGACGTATTGCTGAGGTCAATATTTTGTACATCAAACCAATCTGTACTAGCATCATCGTTGTCAGGTTGTCCAGTAAGACAACTTGCTTGAATTGTTACTTGTCCTGTGTAAGTGTTAGGATAAATTGCTAATGTGTGTTGTGCGTCAGCGAAGTTTCTATCTAAATTACCATACATTGCGTTTGTAACAAATGTATTAGATGCATCGCCTACCATGGTGTTACCTGTTTGTAAAAAAGTATTTTGAACTTGGGTTGGTATTGGTGAAAGGCCCAGTTGGTCAGCAATTTCGATATCAAATGCAACATTATTATTTTGATCACTGTATACTGGCCTATCCTGCACATCATCTAATGACATTGCAATATATACTTTATACAGTCCTGCATCTATGTTTGCTAAGTCTCCTTCTGATAGTGTTAATTTAACAACACCAATATCGGAAGTGTGTTCTAAAATACGTGATACTATTCTTTTTTTGGTAGTAGGACTAACCACATAAGCTCTTAATGTTTGTGCAAAAACATTCTGCAGTTTTCTGTCCCTATCGCGTATGTTTAGAAAAATGTCGTTTGTAACGCCCTTATGGGCAATAATTCTTCTGTTGTTCATAGGTCTATTATCCAAGTTCAGACTGTCTCCGCTAATTACGTAATCTACATATTGATCATATAGATACAGTCTGTTATTCAAAATACTCATAACTATATTTATCTGTATTATAAAATTGGTAAATATTGTTGATGTCAGATAATCCATATCAAGAATTAGAATTCCTAACAGGAATAGCCTATGCTGGCGAAGAATACGTTGGCATAGTCGTTAATCAAGACAATCAAATAATTACATTTTATGACGTACAGTCTATACCTACCAACGAAGCAAGAAAAGAATTTTTGCTTTTAGGTGAAACATGGTGGTGGGAAAGTAATAGACAAATACCAATAGATGTATTCCTCCATTATGAAATGAAACCTTTCTTACCTTCTATCAAAACTTTTGCAATGAAGGATGTTGAAATATTATTTGGGCCTGTAACAAGCCTACAAAAGTTAATACGCAAAAGAATTAAACGACGTACTGTGCAATTAGTACGTAAAACTGACTAACCTAACTGCTCTACTATTAGATTTAATTGTGCAACTATTGCAAGTGCATAGCCATAACTGTGACTTTTCTTAAAGAAATATGTATCATCATCTGGTTTTACCCAAACATCTGATTCTATTTCTTGCCAAGTTTTACCAACTAGATGTCTTTTGCCAGGTCGTATCATTGCTAGTATCATTGCTAGTTGATCAACACTTGTAGGTGGATACTGTTTAACAATATCCCAATGATTATTAATATGAAACAACTGTTCAACAATGTCTTGATGCTTAAACAATTCCCACATAGGCTCAGTATCCACTAAACTTTGTAAATGGCTTTCACTTTTTACACCCTTGTAAATGTGATTGTTTAGAAAATCTACCTTGAACCAACCTTGTTCTTCGGCATCTTTGTAATCAATACTGCTAAAATCTTCTATAGGAAAAAATGGTATGTTTTGAAAGTACACACCTGTGTTGTGTTTTGTAAACTGACCGTCTTTGAGAATACTAGCAGGAGTAGTTCTAACTAATTTTAGAAACTCATCTCTGTTGTACATATCAATGTCTACATCAAAGTCAATCTTCATCGCTAAACAACATACTCCACTTCATTAATTTTTCTTTCTTCTCTTTCATTCTATCTGTGATTTGCTCATCGGTGACGAGACCACTCATTTTCATTATCTCAATCATGGTCATAACGTCACCAATTTCATCTTGAAGATTACGCAAGTACTTTGTTTTACCCTTAGTACGGATTACTTTGCTACAAGCCTGAATAAGCTCTCCACATTCTTCCATAGTAATGACTAACATTTCTTTGCGTTTTTTCATATCTCCTTTCCCTTAAATTCTTCAGCAAGTGGAAAAATATCAGCAATGATATCTGCTACTGCATGAGCAATATCAATATGCTCTTTTTGTGTTCCGTTTGCACCACGTAATTCAATGTAATGAATCCAACTACGCAACGTACCGTTCACATACATGCGGCTTACAGTGTTTCCTTCTGGTAGCACTGCTCTGGCCTGCTCTTTGGCAATACCGTTGCTTATAGCCCACGTGTATGCGTCTGTGGCGGCTTTAATTACCTCTCTTTGGCGTTTATGCCATTCAATTTCTAAACCATCATTATCTGCTTCTATACTGTTTTGTCTGTTTTTAGGATCTTGCAGTCTTGCTTGTCTAGTTTCAAAACTTAAATCCTGTGTAGGGTCAGCATAACGTT